CTACGTTTGAGGAGTACATGAAGCGTTTAAATTCTAACTGGGTTTATGACAGCACCAGAGGAACTGACCCGATTGTCACTGCCGATGCCGTTGACTTTGGAAGCTGCTGGTCTGAGCCTAAAAAAGGAAGAGGCATAGATGCGTGGATGAAGGCAGCTCACGATGAAGATGTAGACCTCTGGGAAGATGAGTCTTTGGAGGACATAATTGCTAGGGAAGATGAAGAAGAGGAAGACATGGTAGGCTCTCCTAGGCACTACAACACAGGCAACATTGAGTGCATTGAAGCCATTGAAGAGTCTATGTCCAGTCACGCATTCAAAGGCTACCTCAAGGGCAACTGCATGAAGTACCTGTGGCGTTACGACTACAAGGGCAAGCAGGTAGAGGACTTACAGAAAGCTCAGTGGTATTTAGCCCGACTGTTAAATCAAGTAGTGTTTGAAAATGAGTAGAAGAGTGATGGATAAGATACTAAGGAACCGTATGCGTACCCCTGATGGGACAATACTTGAGTCAAAGCATAGGCACGATTATGTAACCCACTTAGACGCTAATGGCAACGAGTATATGCTAGATGGGGGTTTGGATTATGTGCGCTGTTCTGCTTATGGGGATGAAGAGATGCTTACTGTATACGATGATGATTCTGTATCGTGATGCGCTTAAAAACTTACCAACTGATTGAACGAATAGTTGAAGAAGGCACAGAGTCAGGATATAATAGGGCACACAAACACACTGACACACCCAATGAAGCAACAATCAAGCAGTGCATCGAGCAATACATAATGAAAGGCTTTGATGAATACTTTGAATTTGAAAACGAGAACTTGAGTGAGCACTGATGGATAGGAAAGAAGAAAGGCGAAACAGGTTTGACCGCAAAAAGAAATTTAAAAAAGTAACGAGGGCTTCTAAAACAAAAGCCCAAAAAAAAACTATTAAGGTAAAAAACAATGACAGTATCGTTTATGGATATGGCGTGGACTATTAATTTTCGCAACGGTTTTGGATTAGATATCGAGATATGTGATAGCCGGCCTGTGTGGATTTTAGATGCTGAAGGTAATCTAGAGTTTGCATCGTTTGAAGGTCTGTCAATTTCTATACCATTATTTATTATTACTATAGGGAATATTTGGAGGGAAGTCTAGTGTTTAGTTTGGAAGGTTTGATTATATCTATTTTTTGTGTTTCGCTTGTAGCAGTTTCTATTGTTACTATTTTTAATCTTTACATGGAAGGGATAGATAATGACGATTACTTATAAACAAAAGATTCTTGCAAAAACATTTGGCCTCTTAATAATTTCTCCACTATATGTTCCGGCAATTATTATATATGAAAACAGAAAAGAAGTATACAGTTTTTACAAAGAAGTTTGGCAAATACTCACAGACACTCACCCAGAATTAAAGGAAGAAGAACATGGATAAGTACCAACAATTTATACACAAAAGCAGGTACGCACGTTGGCTATCAGTAGAAGGCCGAAGAGAAACTTGGGAAGAAACAGTACAGCGTTACGTAAACTTCTGGGTTAATCGCAAACAAGTTGACAAGAAAACAGCCGAGCGTTTATACGAAGGCATTCACAGTCAAAAGGTTATGCCATCTATGCGCTGTATGATGACAGCAGGCGAAGCTTTAGATAAAGATAATGTGGCTGGATTTAATTGTAGTTACTTAGCTATTGATTCACCACGAAGCTTTGATGAATTGATGTATGTTTTGATGTGTGGTACTGGCGTAGGCTTTAGTGTTGAACGAGCATTCATCAATAAGCTACCAGTTATTGCTGAAACATTCCACCCAACTGACACAACGATTGTCGTTGCCGACAGTAAGATTGGATGGGCTTCTGCGTTTCGTGAGTTAATTGCAATGCTATATGCCGGCAAGATTCCTAAGTGGGACATGAGCAAAGTACGCCCTGCTGGTGCTAGGCTCAAGACCTTTGGTGGTCGTGCTTCAGGCTCAGCTCCCCTTGAAGACCTCTTTCGTTTCTGCGTAGAAGTTTTTCAGAAAGCACGGGGACGCAAATTAACTTCTATCGAGTGCCACGATGTTGTGTGTAAGGTTGCAGACATTGTAGTAGTAGGTGGCGTAAGACGTTCAGCACTTATTAGTTTATCAAATCTTTCTGATAATCGTATGGCTAAAGCTAAGACTGGTGCATGGTGGGAAGCAGACGGGCATAGACGCTTGGCTAATAACTCTGTAGCTTATACAGAGAAGCCAGACTTTGAAGCCTTCCTTAACGAAATGAAAACCATGTATGAAAGCAGAGCAGGAGAGCGAGGATTGTTTAGCCGTGTTGCCGCGCAGAAGATTGCAGCCCGTAATGGCCGTAGAGACTCTGAGCAGGACTTTGGCACTAACCCATGCTCTGAGATTATCCTACGCAGTAATCAGTTCTGCAACCTTTCTGAAGTTGTTGTGCGTGAAGATGATACACCAGAAACACTAAAAGAAAAAGTAGAGCTTGCTGCTATCATTGGTACCCTACAAGCTACACTTACAGATTTTAGATACTTGCGTAATATTTGGCAGAAGAATACTGCTGAAGAAGCATTGCTCGGTTTAAGCATGACAGGAATCATGGATAATAAACTGTTGTCTGGACAGATGGGCCAAGAAGAACTTGAAAAGACTTTGGAGAATTTGCGTGACCACGCTATTAAAACTAATGAGAAGTGGGCTAATAAGCTTGGCATTGAACAGTCTTCTGCTATTACATGCGTTAAGCCGAGTGGTACTGTTTCTCAGCTTGTCGACTCTGCTTCCGGTATACATCCTCGCTTTTCTAAGCATTACATTCGGAGAGTTCGTAGCGACAAAAAAGACCCGCTTGCAATCTTTATGGAGTTCACCGGATTCCCAGTAGAACAAGATGTAATGTCAGAGTCTTCAGTAGTTTATAGCTTTCCGATAAAGGCTCCCGCAGCTAGTGTAGTGGTTAAAGAAGTAGGTGCAATGCAACAGCTTCAGTTGTGGAAGACTTATCAGAACTCTTGGTGTGAACACAAACCAAGCATTACAGTATACTATACAGATGATGAGTTTCTTCAAGTAGCTCAATGGATATGGGAAAACTTTGATATTTGTAGTGGTATTAGTTTGCTTCCAGTGAGTGACCACGTATATCAACAAGCGCCCTACGAAGAAGTAAGTGTTGAAAAATATGAAGAACTGTTAGCTTCTATGCCCCAGAGTGTCAACTGGAATGACTTAGTTTATTTTGAACAAGAAGATAATACAACAGGCTCACAAGAGTTGGCCTGTGTTGGTGGAGCTTGTGAAATCGTTTAAGGAAATATTTATGAAAGCAAAAGAAGCCAACATACTATCGTTTAAAATAATCGTCAATCATTCGGGGGCCATCCTAACTGAAATGGGTGGCATTCCTGAAGACCGGCTGCATGAAGTGTTTAAAGGAGATGAGTTAATTCTAGTACGTAAGATTGTTCGTGAAGCCAAGCCTAAGCTAGAAAAAATGCATGACTTCTTGGAGAAAGAACTAACAGCCTTTTCAACCATTTAAAATCTTTTATATACTACAGTGTACATTATGTGCATATAAGTGTACATTATAGTCTATAATGTACATTATGTGCATATAAGTGTACATTATATACTACAGTGTATTAAGTATGTATGAGCGCTGTCTCTGGGTTAACATACTCAGGAACACAATAGGCAAGGACAGGTGTGTGGTACTTTCTACGAGTACCTTGGATGGTAAGTTCTTCTGCAAACCATCTACACCTCTCCAAGTCTTCCCAGTAACTTTTAGCTTTCGCGTCAACCTCTCCGTTAACAGAAACAATCAACGCGAATACAAGTTGCTTTACCACTTAGCCTTGTCTGCCCAGTAAGCCGCAGACATTTTACCTTTAGCTATGTTCTTAGCGTGTCGGGCTTTAAAGCTCGCACGTTTCTTCTTCATTGCTTCTGACTCACCGGCTTTGGGTTTGCCTGCGGTCTTAGCTCCTTGTTCTCCAAATCGGATTGTTTTAGTTTTGTCTCCGACTTTCGCCACAACCACATGGCTTTTCTTCGGGTGGCTTGGTGTGCGCTTCGGTTTGTTATAGCCGCTTACTCCTGCGTTGGTTAGCTTGCTGTCCTTTTTCATTTTCTATAGCTCCTCGTTTTCTTTGCAATTTTCTTGGGTTGTGCGCTGTGCTGTTTGCCTGCTTTTGTATCTTTCTTTTTCTTGGCAGTAGTTGCTGCATACTGTGCAGGTGTCAAAGCCTTGATAGCCTTCTTAGGCAAGTAACGCTCACCTGTTGCTTTCTTACCTTGAGTACTAGGCTTACCTGACTTAGTGCCCCATTCTTCTTTTGTCCATTTCTTTAAAGACTTCTGTGATTTTGCAAGTGGCATTACTTGTACCCTCCTCCTTTAGCTTTGTATTCTTTGGCTAACATCTGAGCTTTGCGCGCTGACCACTGTCCTGCTTTACCACCTTTCGTGCTGGCCTTAATCTTTTCAAATAGGTTCTTACGCATAGTAGGCTTTGTATAGTTTCCTGCTTTGTTTACTGTTGATTTTGTTTTAGCTGCTGGCATTTATATAACTCCAAATAGTTTAAACGCTACGTAGAGTACAAGAGGAAGAACCACTAAACCGCCTGCCCCCCACAAAAATGCTGACCAAAGCAGTGCTAAGTTGGCTGCTCTTCTTTGGTTACGTAGTCGCTCTGCGCGTTCTCTTTTTTGCTTGCAATCAGATTGAAACTTTAACCAATCTCCGTACATATCTGCACGACCGGCATAAATCATATGCTCCTTTAACCACTCTTCTTGCTCTTTAATTTTTTCTAGCTGCATAAAACACTGGAGTTCAGTAGACCCTCCAGTGCGGTTAGCCTTTTTAGCTATTGCGGATTTGTTGTCAAAGTACTTTGTAGCTTGTTCTGCTACATCGTATAGCTCCTTGCCGTTTGTTAATGCTCCTTTTATGACTTGAAATGCCGCATTAGCTGCTGCAATTTCAGCTATCATTATTTTTCCCTTTGTACGCCTTTGAATTTTTCTGCGGTTCGCATAGCACCTAAACCTAGCATACCCATCAAAACGCTTGTAAGTAATGAGCCATCTACCGGAGGAACCGTAAACCATATACCAAGAATAGGACTAATAATTGTAGAGTACAACAACGCAAAGCCACATATCCAGCCAATCGCAGGTCGCCATCCGGCCACAAACAAACTTTTGTGTGCCGCTTCAGTTTGATTGACTGCAAGCTGGCCTTTAGCCAACTCTTGTGCGTGTTTCTCTGCCATAGTACTTAGTTCAAAAGCTATGGCATTTTTCTTGTCTTTGTCTTCTATGAACTTATCAAGAAGTCCAGTAACCGGCCCAATTAACGAAGTTAGTATAGTCATATCAGTTCCTTAGTAGCACCACATTACAGGAGCTTTGTCAGCTCCGACAATCCTGCTATCCACATGGATAAAAGTACCAGCGATTCCAATACCATTAAATCCCAGTTTGATAGCTTCCTCCACAATTTTGTATCTTTCATTTCCGTTACGTGCTCTAATGTCTGCTGCAATACCTTGGGCATGAGTTCCTGCTTTCTCCTTACGTTTTTCGATAGAGTGGTTTTTACTTCTATATCCACTCGTTATGATAAACGGGAAGCCACATGCCTCCCGCAGTTTATCGAGTTTATGAATAAAGTCAACTGACATTTCATTCTCGTTCGTTTCTTGACAATTAAAGTCTTCTAGTTTAAAGTATTTAAATTCGTTCATAGTCCTAAGTCCTTTAATGTGCCAACAAATATTTTGCTCTTAAATTCATTACCCTTGTATTTGCTTATCCAGTCTCTAAGCTTTGCATACTCATCAGGAAGAACAGAGTTTATTTGTCTTTCTAGTTTGCTAAAGTCGTATGTGTCTGTAACGTAAACTTTGTCGCCTTCTACAGTTACTCCTCCTCCACCTACAGAAAATGCTGCTTCTTCTGTGGGTGTAATGTCACCAGACTTCATACGAGCTACTAAGTTGTCACGCTTTCTTTGCGCTGCGCTACCTACCTGCGCTCTAACATTAGAATCTTTTAAGTTGTAGTCGCCATAGTCAATAGTGCTTTTGTTTTACTAGAAAGCAATAGCAACAGCGAAGCCTAGCGCCTCAACAACTTGAATGTAATAGTCTTATT